TCACGGTCCTTTCAAGTCGAGAGAGTCGTGGTGCAGATCGTGGTTCCGGATGCCGGAGCCACGGTCCCAAACGAAAGAGCGATGCGCTTGAGCGTGTTGCCGAGATCCATGATCTCCGGGCCCGTGATGAGACGGACCAGCGGGAAGTCGTAGACCGTCTCGCCGACGGTCGTCGGCTGGATCTTCAGAGCGATCGTGCGCGGGCTCGCGCCATTCACGGTCGTCCCTCCAACCGTAGCGAAGATGCCCTCTTGGGAGATGTTGTTGGTCGCCGTGCCGCCCTTGCGGACGCGGGAGATCAACTGCTGAAGCTGGGCTTGATCCCACGAGACGAGCGTGAAGTCGATGATCGCGGAAGTTCCGCTCATAACGACTTCGCCGATCATGTCGCCTTGGTCGTTGCGGCTGAACACGCGCTGATGGTCCGTGAACGTGATGCGGACAAGATCCTCGTTGTCGGAAAATCCAAGTTCGGTTGCAGCCGAAGAGGGTCCCCACAGGATCTTGACCGGGCCTGTTACATGAAAGTCGGTTGATGGCATGTCATCCTCCAATGCCCTTCACGGCATTCTCCGCGATTTCCCTGAGCCTGTCGCGCGTGACGCGATTCCACGGCCTACCCGGGACGTTCAGTTCCTTCTTCACCACGAAGTCTACACCCTCGGTCATGTCCCCGAAGGATCGTCTCCTTCGGATTTCCTTCGTCCTTCCGAGAAGAACGTTGGTCGCCCTCCGGTCGGATGTGTGCTCGTTGCCATATTCAGCCGCCGAGATCGTGATGTCATACCTTCGCCCCGTGGTTTCCGTGCCAGGGTGCATCACAACCTGCGTCACGTTGATCGAGCGGAGCAGGTTGCCCGTGTCAACGAGCGGCAGATCGGCGTTCGTTCGGTCGGCCTTTTGCCAACGGCTTCCGGAACCCTTCCTGCCGGTGAACCGAAGGTCATCCCACACCCCGAGCGGAGCAAGCGGCTCGCCGTCGCCCTCGCTCTTGAGGAGGTTGTCGCGAAGCGCCTTGACCATCCCGTTCGCCACGGCCTCGACGATCCGAACCTCTTGAATCATGTTCCGGCGGCGCTTCATGCCTCCGTGTACCTCCGGCGCGGGAAGAAGTCGCTGTCGGCGACCAACCCGAGCGCGCCCCGCTGCTGCTGCGAGATGATGGAGAGCGACGGTCGGCTTGCGTCGATACTCGAGCCGATCGGGAACACCCTGCGCCCGTCCCGCAGATCGACCAGCATGGCGTTCGCCTTGTCAACCCGGTCCTTGACCGAATCTCCGAACGGACCGCCTCTGCGGGCCACGAGGATGCCATAGGCAAGGTCGCAGACCGTGCCTATGAGAACCCAGTTCTCGCTCGACTGCATCTGGTCGAGATCGGACTCGGTGTAGACGCCGCCGCGGAGCGCGAACGACTGGACCTCGTGCGACGCCCGGGTGAGCGCCGCGACGATGATCGCGTTCGTTCCATCGACAACCCCATCGGCCTCGGCGTCAATTCCGAGTTCCGCAAGGAGCCTTTCGTCGATCGTCTTCGCAAACTGCGCGACCGTGGCGTATGGAATCGGCATTGCCGCCTCCGAAAAGGGGGTGACGGGTCCAAAGCCCCGCCACCCCCCGCTTGAAAGGGAGTCCGATCAGGCGAAGACGTTCGCGACGTAGATGCCGGCGAGAGGAGCGGTGAGCTCCGGAATGCTGTTGTCCACGATCGAACCGACAGTGCGGCGGTTGCGCGGATCGTCGAACGTCTCGACCGTCATGTCCTCGTACACGAAGTTGGAGATGGTCGCGAAGTTCGCGCCACCCTCGACGCCGACGAGCCCACCGGGTCGCGAGACAAACAGGACCGCGCCATCGCCGAGGATGTAGTCGGCAGCGCGCGTGGCGCCCTTCTGGCTCGTGACGCGAACGGCGTCCTCGATCACGATGTCGCCGATGCCGAACAGCTGCGGCGCAAGGCCGTACCGCGAGAACTTTCCGGCACCCTGCATCAGCTGCACGCCCTGCGTGTACTTGATGAGGTCCTTCATTTCCTCGGTGCGCGACAGCTTGAACGCGGTCTTCGGGCTCATCACCGCGACGATGTCCTGCATCTGCACCGCGCCGCCCGTGTTGACCATGATCTTCTCGGTCACGGTCTGGAAGAGCTGCGCCGCATACGGCTTGTTCGTTGCGTTGCCCTCAAGGACGCCAGTCGTGGTCGTGAGGCCGCTCAGGGCGTCGAAGTCAGCGAAGTAGTTGACGCTCGCCGTCCAGTTGCCCGCCGTGGTGAGCTGGGTCAGGCAGCGGAGAGTTCGCAGCGTCATCATCTGCGTTGCGCGGCTGCGGGCGTGCTGCGCCACGATTTCCCACTGCGCGACCTTCGCCGTCTCGTAGGGAATCTTGAAGCCCCTCTCGTACCGCTTGGTCGTGAACTGCGCGAAGTCGAAGTCGTTCTCGAAGCCGGTCGGGCGATCCTCGCCGTAGGCCCAGCGGAAGTCCTTCTCGTCGATCACGCGGACGGTTTCATCCGAGTTGATCTTGAGGTAGTAGCCGCTCGTGACGGAGACGGGAACGAGCTTGACGTAGCGGTTCAGCGCGAACGAGTTGACGTTTCGCGTGAACTCGGTCTGGATGAGGCCGGTCGCCTCGCTGAAGGTGGGAACGAACGTCGAGAGTCCGCCACCGATGGTTGAGTCTGCCATGTGCGTGTCCTTTTGTCAGGTGTGCGGATCAGGTGATGCGCGGAGTCGAGAGGAGCTTGGCGCGGATGATGAGGTCTGCCGCAGAGCTCGGCTCGAGCGCGACGGCCCAGTTCACGTCGCTTGCGGCGCCGCCGACGACGAACTTTCCGTTCGTGTCGATCTTGAGAAGCGAGCCGCAGGAAATCGCGGTGGCCGAACCGGTCGTGACCTCGACGATCGCGCCACCCTGGAGGGTGATCGAATCGCCGGCCTCGGCGTGGTTGGCGCTGCTGAAGCTCTTGGTAGAGCCGTCAGTGACGCCGATCACGAAGTCGGTCGCGGCGCTGACCTGAGAACCGGAGTGTCGCGTGTAGCCCGTGCCGGTCGATGCGCGGACCGCGCGTCGCGGGGCGATCGTGCCTGCCGCGGTGAGTGAGGGAACGTCGGAGAAAGAACCCATGTTTGATTCTCGCTTTCTTGGTCAGGCGCCGCTCTTCGCGCGCGCCATGAGGGTCTTGAACTTCTCGGGATCGCCAGCCGCCTCGGCGACGAGCTTGGCAACGGTTTCCTTGTCGATGGCCTTCGGCTCCGGCTTGTTGCCGGAACGAGGGGTGATGCCGGCGCCAACGCGGATGCCGACCGGATCGCGGCGGAAGTTCTCCCGCCAGAACTTGACCTTGCGCTCGGGGTCCGGGCAGGATGCAAGCTCCTCGATCATCTCGTCTCGGCAACCGTCGATCGCGTAGCCCTCGGAGGCCATCGCGTCGATCTCGCGGGAGAATCGCTCCTTCGCGAGCTGGGCCTCGAGCGCGGCGATCCGCTTCTCGAACTTCGCCTTCTCGCGGGTGAACTCGAGGCGAGCGCCGTCGCGGGCGTTCTTCGACTTCTTCGACTCGGACTTCTTCTTCTCGTCCTCGTCGCCTTCGTCGCCCTCGTCGTCATCCTCGTCCTCGTCCTTGTGCGAGCCGATGTCAACGTGGGTCTGGTTGTACATCTTGCGGTTCTCTTCCTTGAGCCGCGCGATCTCCGCGTCCTTCTGGGCGATGAGCTTCGCCATCTCGTCCTTCTCGCCGGTCTTGGCTTCGTCCTGCATGGTCTTGTCCTTCTTCTTGGTGAGTGCGACGCCCGGAACGAACACGTTGCCCGCTCCCGGTGCTGCCTCGAAGCACGTCTGGCACGAGAAGGAGAACTTCTCGCCAGTCTTGGTGAACCGCGTGTCGGGCAGCGGACGACGCGGCGTGTCGCGCCCCAGCAGGGCGATCTCGCTCATGTGGTCGTCCGACCAGATTTCGGCGCTGCGGCGCGGGAACCTGTTGCTCGCGACGTACTGCGCGAAGTCGTCCTTCGACATCTCCACGTCGCCGACGATGAACGGAACGCCGTTGCGCTCCTCCATCGCGATGTCCAGCACCGCGCCGACCGCTTCCTTCGGCTCGCTGTGGTCTTCCTGCGAGTGGAGGATCACGATGCGCGGATGCTGCTTCCGCGAGATGAACTGCTTCGTCCGATCGACGATGCGGGCCACCTTGCGACGGTCGAACTTGCGGATCTCCTCGTCCTTGCCGTCGTCGATCGTCGGATCGAATCCGGCGAACAACTCGAGCCGCCGGATCACGACCTTATCGCCCTGCTCCGAGATGGAGTGTGAGGAGTCCACGACGCCATTCACGCCGATAAACACCACTAAGGCAAGCGGTTATGGCCTTGCGAGAGGATAATTTCGGGCTTTATCAGCCGAAACTAACACACAGATGCAACTATCATTCAACGGAAGATCGGATCGGGATACAGGCCGCGGTCGATGTAGCCCTGCCGGTCGCCGTTCCATTGGCGTACCGCCGCTCGATCGACAAGGCCATCGGCTCCGATCAGACCGAGCGATTCCGCGCGCTTCCACGACACGGGGCGAAGCACGGCGCGGCAGTTGCGACCGCATGGCGGCACGCACCCCTGGCGAACGATCTCGTCGATCGTGTTGATGTAGCCGTTCACCTGCCAGTGGAAACCGCCGTCAGGGAAGTCTCCGTGCGGATTCCCGCGCGTGCGCCTGTCCATCATCTCCGAAATCTGCCACAGCGGATGATCCGTCTCCCCCGTCGAAACGCGCTCGGAAACAGCGCCGTCCGCGATCCCCAGATTCAACGCGCGCCTCACCTCGTTGAGCGCGACGAGTTCCGATCGCATTGGGATCGTCCGCACGAGCGTCTTCGCGTCGGCGTCGTTCGCGACGATCTCGTGCGCGCGACGCGCCATCTCCATCGAAACGCCGCCGGCGCGCGCCTTCCGCGCCGTAGCCGAGGGAACGCCGCGCGCCAATGGACGGAACACGCCTTCATCGTCCTCGTCGAAGAACAGCAGGAACAGCGTCGCGAGCATCGTGAATCCGTAGCCCTCGGCGATCGCCTCGCGCCTGACCGAACTCTCGGCCATCGTGCGCTGCGTCAGCGCGCGCGCGCGATCGAAGATCGGCGTCATGTCCGACATCATCGGAGGAGCGGACGTGCGGAACGCGGAGCGCCCGGACTGGAACGCACCGACCATCGCGCCTTGGACCTCGGACTCCATGCGGATCCAGTCTCCGGTCCGATGCCCGAGCCTCCATGCCCGGGACATCCGGCGCTCCGCCTCGCTCATCCGGAGCATCAATCGCCCTCCTTCTCGACGATGCCGCGCGCCCACGACCATCCCTCGTCGCCGCCCCATCCGTTCCACGCTTGCCAGCCCTTGCCCTGCTCGCCCCACGTCTCGCCCTTCTTGTCCACCTCGTGCCGCTCGAAGAACGACACCATGCGCCGGATCGTCTCGATGGAAACCGACTTGCGGTTTGCAAGGTCACGCGCGCGCGCGATGCCCACTTGCGTCATTCCGCGCTCCGACTCCGGCTTCGTCTCGCGGACCTCGAGCGCCTTGCGCGCGTTCGCGGCGACGGACTCCGGCGGCACGAATCCATCGCCGCCCTTCTCCATGATCCCCTTCATCCTGCGCTTCACGACCTGCGAAGCCTGCTCCTCGCTCATGCCGCCGCGCACCAGCTCTTCCACCATTTCCCGATGGGACTTCGAGTCGCGGGCGTGCTGCGGATTGCTCCGCTCATGCACGCCCTTCTGAACCATGTCGTAGGCGATGGCCCACGCCTGGTCTTCGTCGTAGCCCTCCTCGAGAAGAACACGATGCTTGCGGATCACCTCCTCGCCGATCTCGCGGGAGTTTCGCGACTTCTTGCGCGGGCTCTTGCGGGTCGATGGATAGTCGTGCGGACCGGAGGCGCACTTGTTCGAGTCGGTGAACCCGCCGAACCCGTTCCCGCAGTTTCCGGTTGACTTTCGCCCCTTGCGCCGCCGGCGTCGAGCCTCGCGCCGCAACTCCTTCTCGCTCATGCCGCCGAACACCTGCCTCGCGTTCAGCATCGGACCGTCTGCCTCTTCGTCTTCCACGCCGCCGTTCTCGCCGATCTCCGGCATCACGTCGCGGACCTTGCCCGTCAGCACGGGCTCGTCCACGTCGGGGATCGCGAGCCCGAGCATCTTGCGAGTCTCGGCCTCGCTCACCGTGCCGCCAAGCTCGTTCACGAAGATGCGGATGGCCTCGAGGCGCTTCTCGCTCTCCGGGCTCTCCACCGAGAACTCGAACCGCGGGTAGAACTCCTGCGGACCGTAGTTCATGTCCACGATCTCGCGCACGAGGTTTTCCGTGATCGTCTCGCCGAGCCCGTCCGCGACGAACCGCATCTGCCGCGTGAACGTCTTCTGGTGCTGCGTCCCGATGTTCGACCCGATGCCGCTCGACACCGCCTCGCTCGTCGCGCTCTGGCCGACGATCAGCTCCTTGATGTTCTTCGCGAGCCATTCGGTCAGGTCGGCGAACACCTGCGCGCGCGCCGCGCCCGGTTCCTTGATCTCGATTTCGTAGTCCTTCTGGCCGGGAGTCGCGCGCGGGACCACCGCGCTCACGTCGCCCACGAGGTTCCGGAGGATGTCCTCCATCTCCTTCTTGCCGTCCTTGTTCGCCATCGGGTAGTAGCCGACGCGGATGCCCTGCGCGTACCGCTCCGCGTACGTCGCCCAGTTCTGAAGCACCGCCTGCTTCAAGTTCCAGTACCACCACACCACGTCGCGCACGCCCCTGCCGAGGTACGCGTACGCCGTCTCGTAGGGATCGTCGAAGTCCGGACCCTGCACCATGTACCGATGCCACACCACCGCGCGGCGCTCCACGTCCGTCAGCCTGTGCACGCGAGAGTCGAAGCCCTGCACCGTCTCGCCGCCCGTGCCGTCCATGTCCGCGTAGTACCTCGGGCCGACGCGGATCGCCGGCGCGCCCTCGAGATCGACCGTCAGCGTGTCCGGATGGAACGGGATCCAATCCTTGACCTCGATGATCCCGTTCGGACGGCGGTGATAGATGATGTTCGCGGCGCTCGACCCGTACCACACCGCCTCGAGAAGATGCCGGCTCAGGTCCGCGAGCCGCGGAATCCGCTTGATGATCTCCGAAGTCCTCTCCGCGATCTCCTCCTGCATCGGATCCCTCGAGTCGAACGGCTTCACCTGCCACTCGAGCCCCGCGATCGACACCTGCAACTGCTGGAGCGGAGCCATGCAGTCCGGATCGTTCCGCATCTGCTTCATCAACTGGCGGTCCTTGCGGTACGCCAGCGACGGGTTCCTCAGCATCTTCGCGACGCTCGCGAAGAACGTCCGCTGCATCTCGATCGGCAGCGCCACCGGCTGATCCATTCCCGCAGGAACGACGCCCTTCGGCGAAGCGGCCTCCGACTCGTCACGGTCCTTGTTCAGCAACTCGTCCATCGCATACCTCCATCATCCATAGAGACGCCACAGTTTGCCCCGCCCGCTCTGGGATAGGTTCGGCTTCGCCGTCAACCCGTACCCCGCCCTCGTGCAAGCCTCCATCAGATCCACCGCCGCGTCAACCGCGTCGTCGTGGTCGCCGGCAGGAAACGTCGTCATCTCGTCGTACAAGACCGCGTGCTCGCGGCATTCCCTCCCGTCCACCCTCCGGAGACGGAAGCGACCCTGCTCGACGAAAGCCTGCTTCTCGCTCGCACGGCTCAACTTGTCCTTCGTGCGGATCACCGGAACCACCGACAGCTCCCCGCAAGACTGCGCCAACTGCTGCACAAGACCCGCCTGCGGACCGTTGCCCTCGGCCATCAGCACCGTCACGCCGCCGGCGCGGCACTCGCGAGCGCAGATCCGCTGCCACTCCGGGAACGTCACCCGAGCGCGGACCACCCGATCGACGTAGCAGTACCCGTCCATCGACCGAACGCCCGTCACCAGCACCGAATAGTCC